TAGTAAATGTCACAAATCAATTAGAGGATACTTTCATTTAGTATCTGAATCTCCACTAGGGAAGCACCAAATTGATCAAGAGGAAAGCAGCGAGGACGAACTAATAATATATTTTAATTAAGATAAAAACAGTTATATGAAAGTATTATTAATTTACGATGCTGGGAATAGATGGCATGTAGATGTAACAACCTGTGAATTTGATAGTAAAGAAAAGATGATTGAGTTCGTAAACAGTAAAGGAATAGGGGGTGATATAATTAATTGTTATGAAATTGGTGGCAAAATACAAATAGAACCTTTTCAAATAGGAACAGAATATAGAATAACGGATTAAATAATAAAACAATGGCAACAGTAGACACAACAATTAACGGAGAAGATAAGGTATCAAACTACCTAAAGCAAAGAGAGCTAATAAGATTCATAAAATCTAAGTCCTCAACAGAGGAAGAGTTTATAAATAGAGAGGGTAAGGTACTTAGGGCTCATGATAAATTATTAAACAAGTATCATAGGTATCTAGTTAAGTGTCCTGACATTTCAGTTGATGAGTTATTAAATATTACTTTAAAATAAATTAGGATTAATAAACTAAAAGGTGTAAATTACATTAATGATGGTAAAAATAGGGGATATAGAAACAAGGATAAGAGCGAAAGGGCTTAAGAAATCTTTCATCTACGAACAAATGGGAATAAGTAAAAAAACTTTCTACTCAAGAATGAAGGACAAAGAATTTAAACCTTCAGAGGTTATGGTTTTGCAAAGATTAGATATTGTCTAAGCTTTTTTATGCTTAAAAAGTAAACAAATTGGTATAATGGAAGGATGGATAAAGTTACATAGGCGTTTAATTAATTGGGAGTGGTACAATGATTCAAAGATGGTTCATTTGCTATTACATTTAATAATGTCAGCTAACCATAAAGACGGTAAGTGGAAGGGTGTTTTAGTTAAAAGAGGGGAAACTATAGTGGGATTAAATAAGTTAAAAGAGCAAACGGGTATCTCAGTGCAATCTCTTCGTACTTGTATGAATCGCTTAAAATCAACAAGCGAAATAACAATCAAAACAACCAATAAATATAGCGTTGTTACTATCTTAAACTACGATTCTTACCAATCCCAAGAAGTAGACAACAAGCAAACTAACAAACAACTAACAAACAAACAACAAACAACTAACATTCAATCAACAACAAACAAGAATGAAAAGAATAAAAATAATGAAAATAATAATAAAGTATTACCCTTGAAAGTATTCAAGGATGACATACATATTCTTTATGATTCTATTTTGCCATTATTCCCAGTATCAACTACGCCAAAGAATCAAAAACAAACTGACAACTGGAAGGATGAATTAAGAAAGCTTTTAGAGATAGATGGATATGATACTCAAACTATTCATCACATTGTAAAAGTTGTAAGAGCTGATCAGTTTTGGTCTAAGAACTTTTTAAGCATAATGAAGCTAAGGCAAACAGATAAGAACGGAATAAAATACATAGTAATATTTATAGAACAATTTAAACAGAAGAGTTATGAGCCAGATGAAGAGACAAGAAAATCAATTGAACACCTACAAGCAAAAAGCAGACAACTTAGAATCTAAAAATAAAGAGCTTAAAAAGAACTTAAAAGCTATTATCTATAAGGCATTAGTTAGAACTCGAGCAGATGAAGGGATGATTAATGATGTCTGTGAGTTGATAGAAGAATCGTATTTCAGTAAGATGTCAGATGTTTTAAATGGTATAATGGCAGGTTCTAGTGGAGAGTACGGGATAAGTCACAAAGTTACTCCTCAAGTGTTTGGGTATTGGATTCATAAATACATAAAACAGCAACAAGAATGATACTACTACACGAAAAGATAAAAGCATACCAAAGTAAAAGAGATAACTTTCTTAACCAGATAAAAGATAACTTTGATACTTTCTACGATGATAAGCACAACGACCTAAATAACATCATAGGATTTATTAATTACGCAGATGTATTCTTTGAGGAGTTGATTAATTCTAAATCACTAGATGAATCCGCAAATCATTCTATCAATATTCAGAATGAATCTATTGAGAAAGTAATTAGACATTACAACATAGATGCACACTTCAATAAGAGTAAGGCTGATAAGTGGCTGGTAAACGCTCTCATCCTCGTTGTAATGAACGCAAATACGTTTGATGGCCTTTGGTTCACTAACGGAAAAGACAAGGTCTTAAAAGGGAATATATTAAAAAAATAGGATTAGCAAAAGACAGCTATATTATTACGCCTGTGATTCGGCTTTTAACATGGGAGATGCTGCGCCTGCATCCTAACTAAACAATAAATAAACTAACACACTTAAAAAATAAACAATATGAACTACAAAGACTTTATAGAATCTAAAAAACATTCGCTAGGTAGTAGTGGGTTTCAGGCAAATTATATCCCCGATATGGCGTTTGACTTTCAAAAGCACATCATAGAGAAAGCAGTAGAGAAAGGGCGTATAGCTATCTTTGCAGATACAGGACTAGGTAAAACATTAATGCAATTAGCAATAGCTAAGAACGTAGTAAACCATACAGGAAAGAAAGTATTAATACTTACTCCTCTAGCTGTAGCCTTCCAATTTATACTAGAAGCTGAAAAGTTAGGTATTGATAATATAGAGTATTCTAAAGATGGTACATTTACAAGCGATATAGTAGTATGTAACTATGAGAGGTTGCAACACTTTAATAGTGATGATTTTGCAGGGGTTGTATTAGATGAGTCTAGTATACTTAAAAACTTTGATGGTCAAATTAAACAACAGGTAACTAGCTTTGTAAAAAAGATACCTTATAGATTCCTTTCAACTGCTACGCCTAGTCCTAACGATTTTATTGAATTAGGAACATCAAGCGAGGCTTTAGGATATATGGGATATATGGATATGCTTAGTAAGTTCTTTAAGAATAATAATAACAGTATTGACCCTAAACACGCTGGAGAAAAGTGGTATTTAAAACCACACGCTGAGAAGGATTTCTTCGCATGGGTTAATCAATGGTCAATTATGGTAAAGATGCCTAGCGATTTAGGTTTTAGTGATGAAAGATATATACTACCAGAATTAATAACGAATACGCATACGGTAAAGAATGAAAGTTTGTTAGCTGTAGATGGTCAAATGCAGATGTTTAATAAAGCAGCAAAAGGATTTAATGAAGTTAGACACGAAGTAAAGCAAACAATTACAGAGAGATGTATTAAGGCTGTAGAACTAGCTAGAGGTAAGACTTCTGTATACTGGTGTAATCGTAATGAAGAAAGTAAACTATTAGCTAAATTAGATAGTGACGCTGTAGAGATTATAGGTAGTATGACTATGGAGAAAAAAGAAGAGATACTATTAGCATTTGCAAAAGGAGATATTAAAAGACTTATAACTAAAGCTAGTATGACTTCATTTGGACTTAATTGGCAACATTGCAATCATACGGTATTCTTTCCTACTTACTCATACGAGCAATACTATCAAGCTCTAAGAAGGTTTTATAGGTTCGGTCAAAAGAATAATGTTACCGTTGATATTGTTATATCAGATGGGCAAACTGGAGTAATGAAAGCTATACAAACAAAGACAAAAAAAGCAAAAGAGTTATATGAAAACCTTAACAAGAATGTTAATGGTACATTCCATCAAACAATAAAAGAATTTAACAAAACAATAGAACTACCTAAATTTATTTAATATGACAAAAGAACAAGTAATAACAGAAGATTACGCTATCTATAACAGAGATTGCATGGAAGTAGTAACAACTATGCCAGATGAAAGTATAGACCTATCTGTATACTCTCCTCCTTTCGCAGGGCTTTACAATTACTCCAGCAGCGAAAGAGATTTTAGTAACTGTGAAAGTAAGGAACAATTTTTAGAGCAATATGAATACCTTATAAAAGAGGTTGCAAGAGTAACTAAAAAAGGTCGTATTACTGCTGTACATTGTACAGATGTGTTTGATAACACCTGTAGATTATGGGACTTTCCAAACGAGATTATAAGACTACATAATAAGTATGGATTTGAATACCGTAACCGTATTACTATTTGGAAAGAGCCTTTAAAAGTTCGTATGCGAACAATGGTACAAAGCCTTATGCACAAGTTTATAGTAGAAGATTCTACAAAGTGCTTTCCAGCTATGCCAGATTACGTACTAATATTTACTAAGAAAGGTGAAAATGAAGTTCCTGTTACTAATCCGAGTGGATTAAAAAGATACTTTGGTGAAACTCCAATACTACCTAATATTTTAAGAGCATGGAATAACGCTAACGATACTAAGTTAAACGAGGATCAATTATGGGATTACCTTAATAAAAACTTTGTAGATCATCAAGACCCTAAGAGTAATAAGTTATCTCATTACATTTGGCAAAGATACGCATCTAGTGTATGGGATGATATTAGAATTGATAACGTATTGCAATTCAAAGAAGCTAGAGAAGAGGATGACGAGAAACACGTACACCCATTACAGTTAGATGTTATTGATAGGATAGTAGAACTATATTCTAATAAAGGTGAAACTGTTTTTACTCCATTTATGGGAGTAGGTAGCGAGGTTTTTTCTCCTGTATCATTGGGAAGAAAAGCTATAGGGATTGAATTAAAAGACAGTTACTTTAAACAAGCTATTAGAAACATGAAGGATGCACCTAATAGATTTAATGAAGTAAAACAAGAGTCTCTATTTTAATGAATAACTCACTAGATAAACTAAAAGAAAAAATGAACTCCTCTGACTTAGAGAAAGAGGAGTTCAATAGGATATACGAACTAAAGACTCCTGAGGAGCTGGTTGAAGAGTGGGCTGAAACTAAGCTGTACGCTAAAGAGAATCCTTTACACTTTGGATTTAATAAAGTGGATGAGGTTTTAGATGGTGACCTTAGAGGTAAGGTAGTAGCTATACTAGGTTTGGCAGGATCTAAGAAGTCTTTACTTGCTGCTCAGTGTTGTAACATTAACGCTGAGATGAATAACACAAGGGGGGTTATATCAAACATGGAAATGGATAACATATCTGGACTTGATAGGCTTATGGACTTTGCAATAGACCACCACGAAACAGGAAACGGATTAGTAAAAGTACAGGCTTCTAAGTATTTTAAACAGCAATTAGACAGGGGTAATCAAGGTCAAATAGTCGCTGCATTATCTGGAGCTTTAAAAGATTACTACGGGAACAATCTATTAATCAATGGGACATCACAAATGACTATTGAAATGTATGATACTTTAATCCAGCATACGATCAAAAAGTTTGGTACTATTGATATGCTTATGGTAGATGGTATGTCTATGACTGGAGAGAGTGGAAGTGAGACAGAACGATATTCTAAAGTGTCAAGCGGATTAAAGATGTTAGCTAAGAAGTACAAGATACTTATATCTGTTATTTGTCATGTATCCAAAAGCTCAGGAGGTAAAGCGGTAACTCCACACACTAGAGATTTAAGACCATTTGTAAGAGGTTCACAAAAGATTATAGATGATTTAGATATCTGCATCTGTATGTCATTGCTACAAGATAATGAGAACGCAGGAGGGTATGAAGATGGACTAGGTTATTTGTGGATGCACGATAAGAGGGGGACAGGTAAGGTAGTTAAGTTAATCTATGAATTTAATGACATGAATTTACTTATGAGTGAGACAGCGATAGACCCTGATATGATGGAAAACAAAGAAGAGAAAAAAGGATTATTTTAATTATTAAGTGAAACTTTTTTACGTAACACTTGTATAACAAATATTAATTCACGTACTTTGAATTATAGAAACGAAGGAAGAAAATTAAAAATTATGAAAACTTTAACACTAACTCAAATGGAATCAGCAAAAGCACTTTTAGGAACTGATGTAAACGAATTAGAGTATGCTGATCATATCGTAATGGAAAACGGTAACACTTACTTTCAGTTAATTGGATTAGATGGGACTGAAAGACTAGCTTTAGTATCTGACTTCATATAGTGGGGGGAGATAAAATAACCCAATACTTCTCTAAATGGAGAAAGTGTTGGGTGTGCTTTGAGGATGGGCAAGGGAGTAATTACATCCCTAATAAATCTGAGTTAAAAGAATTTATAAAGTTTAAATATAAACTAAGATGATGACACCAAAAGAGTACCTAGAAGATTACGACCCACAAATAAAAGAAATGGGTTATGATAATTATGTTTATTCGCCAAAACAGGTTATATCGTTGCTTAGAGACTACGCTTTAGAGGTGATGACACACTCTATAAAGCTGGTTAGAGCCACTGAGTCTGTAGATTTTATTGTAAAAGGCAGGGTTTACAGGGTTATAGAAGAAGAGCCTGTAGGATTTTATATAATAGATGAAACAGGTAAAAAAGAATATTACCATAAAAACTCATTAAATATATGTTAAATAATGAGACAAAAAATAATAACTGATTGGAGGGGTAAAAGGACTCCTAGGAAACTAAAGAAGCGAATAAAAAGATTCTTACTAAAAATCTACAATATCAAAAACCTAAAACTAAAGCGATGATAAACGTAACAGAATTAAAGGAGGGGAACATTGTTAAAATATTAATTGACAATAAAGGAATGGGATTAATTAAAGGAGATACTTTACAAGTGATAAAAACAGGTTTTAGCGTATGGGATAATATGAGATACGCAGACTGCAAAACGGATAAAGGGTACACTTTTGAGATAATGAAAAACTTTAGAGACTTTGATTTAGTTTTTTAAAAAGATGGCAAAAAAACAAACTGCTTTTAGATTATCAGATGATCTAATTAAGCGATTAAAGGCAGAAGCTAAGAAGCAAAACAGAAGCCTTAATAATTTGATTGAGGTACTTATTGATAAGCACACACCAAAATTAAACGAGAAGTAAAGACATGGAATACACAGGTAAATTATACGGTAAAATTGGAAGGGAAACTTTCGACACAGGCAAGACCTCAAAAGATTGGGATAATATTATTGAGAACAACTTTATTCTAAGAAAATCCTTAGTTAGTTTACAGATGTCATTAATGGCTCATCCTGATTATGTGTGTAATGATGAAGGCGAGTTTAAGGATATGGTCAGCATGGCAGAAGATGTATTAAACAGAATCAAATAACGAGAAGTAACCCATTTTGTACGGTTCAACAAAATGGTTAAAACAAACTAAAATTAAACAAACATATGGACAAGAACACTAAACTTGCTTTAATGCTATTTGCAAATACACAGATAACACTAGAGCTGCTAGACGAATTAGAAGGTACTTTACTCTCTAGTAAAAAAGAACGCAACCTAATGAAGAGAGTACAAGAGAGGAACGAGTATAGAATAAATAAACTTTATAAAGAGTTGGATGATGATACACAAGATGTAATTAACCAAACAGTAGCAGCCGTAGAGACAACGGTAAGAGCAGCAGCAGAACTAGATTTAGGTTTATACATACAGCTAATGGATGATTTAAGAACAGGTAAAATTAAAGTAGTAGAGGACGAAAAATAAAAGAATTATGAAGGAACTATTTAAGAAGATTAGAACGGAATGGATGAGCCAAGTAAGAAACGCTCAAATAAAGATAGGCGATAATGCTCCACTTGAATTAAACAATAAACCCACACTAATACATAGAGATTGCGCTATGAGATACTATCACATGAGCCTGGAGGAAGTAAACGAAAGGAGGGAGGCCATACAAAGCGACAGCCTTACGGATGAGGAAAGGCTTATAGAGGTTGCTGATGCCTTAGCAGATGAGTACTACCTATGGGCGCAAGCGGTTATATCACACGGCCTAGAGGATAAGATAGAAGAATTAGTTTTAGAGGTTCATAGATCAAATCTAACTAAATTACAAGATGGTGAAATGATTACAAACGATATCGGCAAAATACAGAAACCTTTATCTTATGAGTCACCAAACTTAAAAAGTATATTATTTTAAAAACCATATTAAAAAGAAATTATGAAAAGAACAATGTTAATAGCTTTAATCGTACTAGGTATGATAGGCTGCAAAGAGAATGAAGAGGTAGCACCAAATGAAACAACAGCACCAGCAATAGTAAGGACAAACCATGTGAGGTTAACCATTAACTCTTATAAGGTGGGAGACTACTTAGATGTCACTTGTAAGACGTATGGAGCATCAGTACACTACACAAGACCAGGAGATGAGTCTTACTACCTTTGTAACTTAGTTAATAACCTCTTTGGTGTTATCTCATTGAATGGGTGTGATGGTAATAGTATGATATTACATGGTATAGCAGATATTTATATAGAGTATGAAGGGGATGTTACAATAGAGTATTTAGATAGTACTTTGTAACTGTTAATGTAATAGGCGTTTTAATGCTGTTATAAATTGTGTATATTTATATTTAATAAATACGTTTAATTATTATGGCATTTCAAAAAGGGCATTCATTATCGAAGGGAAAAGGTAGACCCGTTGGGAGTATCAGTGAGAAAACTAAGATTTGGAATGAGATAGGTGAGTGGTTCACAGGTGATGGTATCGAAGCATATAAATCAAATCTAATAGAGTTAATGAGTTCTGAGGATACTGATACTCGTTTAAAAGCTATGGATAAGTTCAACGCTCTTATAGAGTTCTTTAAACCTAAACTCGCTAGGACTGAATTAGTAGGTGATGATAAGAAGCCATTGAGTATAGAGGTAACTAAAACTTATGATAAGAAATGATTTATAAAAACAAAGACAATCAAGAGGTAACTGTTTTAATTGATAAGATTAATGGAGTGTTAGAAATAGATTTCTATTCAGACTGTGGTAAGTTTGGAGCTGATGAGGCTTTAGATAGTTTTATGATAACCCCTAAAAGATTATTAGAGGTACTTCAAAGCGTAGATGATACTGACAAAGAAACAAACTGAAGCACTCGATTATCTAGAGGATAGCTCCACTAATGAACTACTCTTCGGAGGCGGTGCAGGTGGAGCTAAGTCTTTTCTAGGCTGTGTATGGATTATACTAAGCTGTTTAAAGTATCCATGTACTAGATGGGTAATAGGTAGGAGTAAGTTAAAAGCATTAAAGGAAACAACTTTAAATACATTCTTCGAGGTTGCTAAGATACTAGGATTAGAAGCTGGTAATCATTACACGTATAATGCACAAAGTGGAACTATCAAAGTAGGGGAAAGTGAGGTAATACTAAAAGACTTGTTTCATTATCCTTCAGATGCTAACTACGATTCGCTTGGTTCATTAGAAATTACAGGGGCTTTTATAGATGAGTGCAATCAATTAAACGTTAAAGCAAAAGAGATATTAAAGTCTAGGATAAGATACAAGCTAGAGGAGTTTGATTTAGTCCCTAAGATACTAATGACATGTAACCCTGCTAAGAACTGGGTGTATACAGATTTTTATAAGCCGAACAAAGAAGGTAAGTTACCGGCACATAAGAAGTTCATACAAGCTCTTGCAACGGATAACCCTAACATCTCACCTCATTACATAGCTAACTTAAAGACGTTGGATATTAACAGTCAAGAGAGGTTACTACGTGGTAACTGGGAATATGACACGGATAAAGATAAACTAATGGAGTATAACTCTATTGTGGATTTGTTCTCTAATGATTTTGTAGAGAAGGGCGTTAAGTATATTACTTGTGATGTTGCTAGATTTGGGAAGGATAATACTATTATAATGTTGTGGAGTGGGTTAAGGTGTGAGAGTATAATCACATTAAAGCAAAGCTCTATTACGGATACTGCAAAGGTGGTTAATGAGATATCTAAGAAAAACAACGTGCCACGATCTAAGATTGCAGTAGATGAGGATGGTATAGGTGGCGGCCTTGTGGATGTTCTGAAATGCAAGGGATTTGTTAACAATAGCAAAGCATTAAAAGAGAAGGGTAAAGAGGTGAACTATTCTAACTTAAAAAGCCAATGTTATTTTAGATTATCCGAATACGTAAATAGTTCAAAAATATTTGTATCTTGTGATGCACAAACGAAGCAAACTTTAATTGAAGAGTTAGAAGTAGTTAGAAGGAAGGATGCCGACAAAGATGGTAAGTTAGCTGTAGAGGGTAAGGATAGGATTAAAGAGCTTATAGGACGTTCACCCGATATTAGTGACGCTCTTATGATGAGGATGTATTTTGAGATAAGTAAAACAACAACGAAATGGGTATAATATGATATTCAGAGAGATAACAATAACCAATCAACCAACTTTAAAGGTAACGATACCCGAATCATGGGAGGATGTTACCTTTAGTAAGTTACAATCATTGATGTTAGAGGAGGATGCTTTAAAAAGAGTATCTATTTTAACGAATATACCATACGAGTTCTTTGATAAGTATCCTGAGCTTGCAGACTTCTATGTGTACCTAGAAGATAAGTTATCATGGAGTAATACATGGGAGGAGGAGGATAGTGAGGTAGAAACCTTTATACTAGATAATGAGGTTTTTAACTTTCCTAAAGAGATAGGGATGCTTAGTATAGGATTATACAAGGACATTCAAAGCGAGGCACAAGAAAAGAAGGAGGATATACTTAGTATTTATCCCTTAATTTGTGCCTCGTATTATCAATTACTTAAAGATG